CTAATTTTCTTTTACCAAATTTTCTATTATCAATTCGGTCAATGGCTAATTCAAGAATATCATTTTTGTACATTTCATCTATCTGATGAAGTTCAATTTCTCCACGCTTATACATTTCTTCATATGTATTTTGTATGGTATCTTTTTCAGCCTGTGAAATCTTACGTCTAGCACCAACATTAATTCCAGGAAACTTACTAAGACCAGCCTGTATAAATTCTTTAACTGGACCAACGCCAGCCTTTGAGCCAGTAGCAGCAGTAAGAATATCTTGTGTACGGCGAGCGCGCATAAGTTCTTTAGCCATACCACTTGTAGCGTACATCGCAAAGAATGTGCCTTCGTCAATTGCAGTACGAATACCAAGACGTGGAGCAAGAGTAAGAGTAGACCAGACACTCATACCTAGTTCTGTTACTCGGTTATTAAATGCACCACCAATAAGTTCTGGAACAATTCTAGCCTTCTTTGCTTTTTCAAGTAAAGTTGGTGCTTCTTCCTTACCTATTTCAACAGCCTTGGTAAATGATTTACCAGCCATAAAGAATTTAATTTCATTCCATGGTAAAGAACCAAGTGCACTTGTATTTTGGAATGGCAACAAAGTTCCGTTTACTGGAATCTTAGTTCCAACTTCACCAGTTTTTGTTGCACGTGCTGGCAATGTTAATTCTTGTGCAGCACTAAAACTTCCTTTAACGCCATACTTCTGATCAAGAATTTCAACTATCTTATCTTCGCCACCAGGAACTTTATCCATGCCAATTCTGCGCATAGTTGTTTCATCAAGTGCTCTGCGAAGAGCAATGCGTTCTGCTTGACTAGAGTTAGCAAATTTAATTGCTACTGCTTCTGCCATACGCTTGTCGCCAATAGCAACAAATGCTTGCTCTCGAACAAGGTCAAGAGTTTCAGCGTATCTTTCATCAGTATGATAAACTTCTTTATTGCCAGGATGACGAGCAGCCTGTCTGTCAATCCAGCCGTTTAATCCTTTTTTACGATTCTGCTCAATGATGTCATCAACTACATTAAAGTCTCCACCATTATCAGAACCAAGTCTTGCAAGTTCATCTGCTAGTTCTTCAACTGATCCTTTATCAAGAGCATCAAAGTCATCTTTACCTTTAAGAACTTCACGGGTCTTTAAACGTATTCCAGTTTTAATATCTCGACCACGTTTCATGATCGCAATACCTTCACGCTGGAATTTAATTCCACTTACACGACCACGAACAAGAAGAGATGTCATGTTGGCAGCCTCAAAGAATGCTTGAGCAGACTCAAGATCTTTTATTGGACCAACATTTTGCAAGGTAACAGGATCGTATTTACCCTTTGAAAATAATTCAATTGCACTATCATTAGCATATTCTGGATAATTATTTTTAAGAGTAGTGCGTATCTCTGCTGCTTTGGAAAGATCTTTGCTTGCAACTGCATCACTGTATTCTCCAATGCCTTTAGAAAATCCTGTCCAAAATTCTGCAACCTTAGGATCAGCAAAGTGTTCAGAAATTGTACGTGAACCCTTAAGTAATTTATCTGTCTTAGATGCATAACCAAGAGCCTTTGGAATTAAACCAAGTCCACCAGTTAAATATGTTAATGGATCAGCAAAAATTTGATAGGCTAAATCAATTGAACCAGAACCAAATCGAAACAAGTTTGGATGATCTTCAGCATTTATGTTTAATGTTTTATTAACATCATGTGCAATTGTACGACCAGGACTTAATTGTGCTTTTTCAAACTGGCTAAGCATCTTATTAAAGTCTTTGCTATTTTCAAAAATTTCAGAAACAGCAACAAGCATCTCAGCATCATTAGGACCCCAAGATTCAATAATTTCTCCAGGAGTCATACCCTTTAGCAAACTTGTTGCTACATAAGTTCTTTCTTTGCCATATTGTTCAGCCAATGGAACAAGATACTCTGGATTAAAAATTGCTTCATTACTAAAAGATTCATCAAGTTTTACTTCTTGACCAGTAAGAGCCAATTGACCTTGACGACCAGGAGCATTAACTACTCTACCGTAGGCTTCGCCACCAGCAAACAATGCTCTAAATGGACTCTTGGCTAAATCTCCAAGTGAAGTGCCATCATTGCCTTCTCCACCAAGAATCTTTTGACCAAAGCCAACTACTCCACCTGCTGGTCTATTTTTGTAATCAACTGCATAGTAAGCGTCAAGAAGTCCACGAGTATTTTCATCAAGTTTACTGTAAGCAGCACCTGCATCAGCATTATTAAGTTTCATTAACTCTTTATGCTTATTGTGAATTACTGACCAACCTTCAATCATTGCTGATTCATCACGGTTTAATCCAGTCTGCAAAGATGCAGCATAAATTCCAGGAGATGCTTGTGCTACTGAAGTTGATGGTTTATAGATCTGATTAGGCGCAGCAGCAGGATTGTATAAACCAGAAGAAAGAGTCTTTGGATCAAATACAGCCACTAGACAATGCCTCGTTCACTTAACATCATTAGTGCGTACTCTGCTTCGCCAGTAGGATCATTCTGCGCAAGGCGGCGAAGAGTACTAGTAATGCTTGGAGTTGTGTTTGGAAGACTTAATGCTTCTGGTCCAGCACCTGCACCCAATGGATTACCAGTAGTAACTGGTTGATTTGGCATTTGAGTTTCATCAAACATTCCAGGAACTGGTGGCATAGGTGGTGGAGTTGGTCGTGGGTTTCCAGCCATAGGAGCACTGGCTTGCATTTCATTCATAGCCTTGCGTTCGCCATACTTGCCACCTGCACCCATAGGGCGAATTGGTTGCTGTGCCATGCTAGGTCCTCCATCAGTACGCTGAGATTGCGCACCCTGTCCTGAAAATGCTTTTGGGTTTGAGGGTTTGCGGTAGCCACCTTGTCCGTTAGCCATCGTAACCCCTATCTATAATTTGAATTCTTCCACCAGTATTAACATCAAACTTCTTAGCAATTTTAATTGCTTCTTGTATTGTAGCACCTTGTGCAATAGCACCTAGTGCGTAATTGCCACCAGTACCCATTGCATATAGTCCAGTGCTACTTTCAAGAACTGTGTAGTTTGAGGCTATATAAAATATTCTATTTTTAAATCCAATTAAAAAAGAAAAGTCTTCATCTTCTTTTAGCGTTATACCAGCATCTTCATGCTGTTTACGCATTTCTGGAATAAATTTATACACCATAAATGTGTATGGTTCAGTTCCATCGTATACGGGTGGTTCCCACCCAAACATAATTACGTCACAGCAACGAGCATTACCTGCTCCAGCAATAACATACTCTCCAGCAGCAACAATCTTCTTCATGCTTGGATGCATGTATGGACGTTCTGTATCAGTTACCTGAGAATCAGAAGCAAAGACAAAACCTTTACTGTTTCTAACAGCAACGATTGTTGTCATAACTATCCCATTCCACCCATTTGGGCAAGTATTGCTTCTACACTAGGAGGTTGAGGTGCTCCCGCAGGGGCTGTACCTGGAGCACTAGGTTGCCCTTGCGCTTCTACAGGTGGCTCTGCTACAGGAGCACCCTCAGGTTGCATAGGTGGCTCAGGAGTTTCAATCTCTTCCTTTTGGAAGATCTCCATAACAGCGTCTTCAACTGCTGTCCCATTCCTACGCAAATCTATAAGTTTGCCTATTTTAAGAATAATGTCTGACGGATCTCCACCCGAAGCAGCCATTTGTGGGATTGCTTGGGCAAGAGCATTTAGTGATCCAGTAAGAGAATCACGCATTGATTCAATGTCAATACGTTCTTGCTCTACTGCAACATTCATAGACCAAGGTAGTTCACGCATTACAAAGTCACGAGAAATAAGTTTTGCTTGCAAAGCCTGAAGGCTAAAAATCAAAGCACGTGATGGATCAAGTCCAGCCATAAGACCGTATCGAACCTGAACACTGTAGTCCCCATTGATATCTTTTGTAGGACTGTAAGTTAATTCGTACTGTGCACCTTGGTACACACCACTCATTGTCTTTTGCTCTGGGAAGAGCATCTCTTCCATTTCAAAACATGCTGAGATTACATCTTCAAGTACTTCCGCAAGGACTTGTTGCCCTGCCTTTATCTGCGTATCAAAGCCGCCAAGAAGTGCTTGAACTCCAGAACCTGTAATAATAGACGCATCAATTTGACCTGATCTTCCTTCAGGGTAACGAGAACCCATACGCATTTCTTGTTCAAGAATCTGCTGTTCTTGGAATGCAGCCATAGGAAGTTCTAAACCAACACGGCGAATAGACTGTGGGTTTTGTGAACGAAGTACCGCATCTGGACCAAACGAAAGTTCTTGAACATCCATTGGAATTGCAAGTGGAGCCTGTACAGACTTTTCTGCTGCTTCCATAGCCAGTAGGCTAAAGCGAGCACGGGCAATCTGTGCCCAAAGAACATCATCAAACTGACCACGTGGATCGTCAATGTCAATTCCAGGACGGCGAGCAATCTTTACAGATAACTTTCCAACTGGATTCTTAGCCTTTTGAAGAACTAGGTTGTGTCTTTGTGGAAGATAAAGAACAATCTGATCCTTATCTTCATACCTAATAAGATCAATTAAAGTATCAAGACTAATATCATCACGGTCACGACCAGCAATACGGGCTTCGTGTTCTGGGAACTCATTGATTAACTCACGTAAAGTCTTTAGGAAACGCTTTGTAAACGATACACAACGACCATAACGATCAAACTCTGGATAAGATCCAAGTGGATTCTCAATACGGATTCTAGGTAACTCTGCATCAAAGTCTGCCTCAACTACAAATGGTAGAAAGCCGTAAGTTAGAAACCAATCTGCACCAGTGTACATCTGAGTCTGCAGGTTAGAGAACTCAAGGTAGTGGTTGGCAATCATTGTGCGCTTATCGGCTTGCTTCTTAGCCCGATCTGAATTTGTATTAGCGGTAGCACAGTTTACTGAAGGTAGTGGAGCAAGTACTTCGGCAATGTCACGAGCAGCAACATCAACAAAGTTAGCAATCATAGGCTTGCTCATGCCCTCTGGAAACATGTCAGGGTAAACTGATACCATGTCACCACGGCGTACAGCAGTAATATCTGCCATACGTTGATCGCGGGCTTGGAATCGTTGTTCTAACGAATCTACCTTATCCGCGATTTGTTCAATTGATAGTGCCATTTAATTTCCCTAAATGTAAATTATGCTTTGTTCTGCAGCGAGTTCGTCAAGGTTAACAACGCCACGCATTGCCATGTTCCTTCTAGTTGCAAACCTATTGTTTTGATGCCTAACTAGGTTAGACCCTTGCATGATTAGTTCTTTTGCTCTGATCTCGCAGAACCACATTGCCATAACACAGTCGGTTGGTCCTCTTGTGTCAGGCTTCCAGGTAATCAATTGATTAACTAAAGCCTTAACATGTTCGTTTATTTGATCTGGGAGTGTGAGGAGGTTGTCTCCAACAGGCTTTCCGTCTCGTAATGATCCAAATAGTGAAGCCATTCCCGCGACTCCGAAGTTTGTGTCCCACTTATTCTTGCCAGTAAAGTGCTCACGGAACTGAACGCCACGGCTTGCAAGCCAGTTCCTAAGTTCTTCATCAAGCGCAAAGGCTTTCTGGAAAGCATTAATTTCAACACGGAGTTCCATCGGTTTGTATCGGTGCACCCAGTCTTCAATCAAGGCGCGAATTTTCTGTGGGGTAACATCTGACATGTTGAACACATCTAGTACCATTCGTTGACCAGTATTACGTTCTACTGCATACATAATTGCTGCAGTCTTACCAGCCATAGCAGGGTCAAGTCCCATAATGAGAACCCACTGACCATCCTTGGGATGACCTGGGGCACCGTAATGTATGTTACCTGGCTTACGCATACGGTTAATAGCAGAGTTAATTAGGGCAGGAGGGAATACAGCATCCTCTTCTACATCCTGCTGCATATAGACAAGTGCCCACGTAGACGACATAACCTCAGAGCGTCTGCGATGTAGGGCAGGACCATCCCACTTAGGGTATAGCCCATCTTTATCTGGCTCTTCATCCTCGTCACCAATCCACGGACGATCAGATTTACCCCATAGAGTAACCCAGTCTTTTGGATTGTCCGCAAATTCAAGTACCGCTGGCATAGCCAAGTACGTAAACGGAGATTTGCCACCAGCCCAGTTATCTGGGTTGCGTAGTTCTTTATATAGATCCACCGAAGAAACGCGAGTTCCAGCGATGATTAACTTACCGTTCTTGCCGAGACGTGTAATGACCATCTTCTGCAACCAGTTGAGTTGCTTTTCCCATTCGTGGGCGTTCGTTGTCGTCACGATGTCGTCAAGAATAATTAGATCGGCGCGAGCACCATAGATCTGCTGACCTACGCCAAGTGCCTGAACTGTAGGGTTTGGGTCTCCAGAGGATCGCTCTAGATAAATGCGGTCCTGTGTCCACTGGTCCGCGGTTTGTTGCCAGCCACCTGTGGGTCCATAGACCTGATGCATCTTGGCGAACTGCTGGTCAGTGAGCCTTTGCTTAATAGCGTAAAGGAATTCTTTGGCGCGGGTCTGTGTTTGAGACACAATTGCGATTCGGATGTTCGGATCCATAGCAATTCGGTAGGTAGCATAATTCACCGTTAAGACTGTTGACTTGGCGTGTTCTGGGGGGACGTTAACTAATAGACGTTGGGGATCGCCCTCGTCAAATATCATGCTTTCGTGAAGCCATGAAGGGGCACGACCCTCCAGAACATCAATCCAAGCCTGATGGTGGGGGAATACTTTAGAGTGCAGGAACTCCTGCGAGAAGGTGGCAAAGTCAATATTAAACTTACCATCTGCCATGGAAGCCTCTAGGGACTCTGCCCCGAACGAGCGGGCTTCTTCCATCTTAGATGCAAACTTAGGATCCGTCAACCACTTCTTGAGGGTTTCCTTACGCTTGCCAATCGTAGCGAAGGCGGAGTCTGGATCCACACCCTGCCGAATCAGGGACAAAAACTTATCCTGATCCTGCCGTAGCCGAACTACGTTATGGTGCTCACCACCCGATTTTGCTCCCACGGAACATTCCTATCTAAATTAAATAAAACATAAATATGCGCGGGAAATAAA